AAAATTGCAGTTAAAATTTAAATTAATTGATTTTTGTCAATTTTGGTGATATATATTTTAGCGAAAGTTCATTACTTTCGTATATAATAGCAAAAATACATACGCCACCTAAGACGGATAGATTTTAAATTGATCTATCCGTTTTTTTACATGCTCTATTAAGAGCGATATTTTATTTATATGTCAGCAACTTCAGAGACTTTGTTATTACAAATTGTTGAATTAGAGAATCGTTTGTTAGAATCTCGCGCTCGTGGAGAAGATTGTTCTCAATTAGAAGAAACATTGTCGTTACTTAAAGGTAGATTTACTACAATGAATGAAGCCTTGGGTAAGTCTCAAGGAATCCTGAAGGGATGACAATGCAAAGAGTAGATTTGTATCAACCAATGGTTCATGTTCGAGTCGGAGCCCCTCCTCTTTCTATTAGGGTCGCAGTTAATAAAAGTTCTGCCGAAACCGTAGGTGGGCCGGTAGAGGGATCGTATCGTCCTGAGACATATGTTCTTTTATCTGCACTTCCTGACGAACTTCGCGAAAGAGTTCGTACAGCTGTTGAAATGATGTCAACTTTCTGAGGTCACATGCTGCAAATTCTTCGTAGAGGTTCAACTGGTGCTGATGTTGATCGATGGCAAACCTTTCTAAGAGGATTGTCACAGAATAGCTCTGTCATCGTAAACGGAACGTTCGATATTGTTACAGAGTTAGAGACAAAGGCTTTTCAAAATAGAAAAGGATTGATTGCAGACGGTACGGTTGGGCCAAAGACAATGTCTATTGCTATCCAAGTTGGATACCCACTGATGGATGATCCTACGCTTGACATAAATGGTCCAAACTGGCCTCCAAGACCTGCTGTCGGTCCTTTAAGTCGTACAGATAGAGAAAAATTGTTTGGTAGGTTTTCTTACGTTACATCACCTACAATGGGAAATCCTGAAGGAATCACAATAACTGGTGATTGGTTAAATAAGAGTATAACTAACGTTAATGTTTCGCAACTAAGAGGAATACCAGGATTTCCTAAATCTGGAATAGTATCAATTCATGTAGCAATTTCGCAACAATTCTTAAATCTATTTAAAGCATGGGATGATGCAGGATTGACGTATTTAATTGTAACGTGGGGAGGATCATGGGCACCCAGGTTTATAAGAGGATCTAGAACAGTTCTTTCAAATCATGCGTGGGCAACGGCATTTGATATTAACGTTCAATGGAACCAACTTGGTATTCAACCTGCGCTTCGAGGCGCGACTGGATCAACCAGAGAGTTGGTTGACATCGCTTATGAACATGGGTTTTATTGGGGAGGATGGTTTCCTCAAAGGCCAGATGGAATGCACTTTGAGGCCTATAAGATACTTTAAGCATACTTAGTGTTACTTAATGTGCACAATAACAAAAATTAATTGAGACACATTAATACATAATTAATGTGGCGATTGTTAGAGATATATCTAGATCTCGAAAGGCTTATTCATATTACAGGCCTCGACCTAGACCTGTTTTGATCACGACTGAGGATGAAATGAACACCATCACAGCGACCATTGACAAAGTTGCCAGCTTGGACACGCTAGTAGCAAGATTAGTTCCAAATAACATCAATATCGTTTGGAATGAGGCTCCGCTTGGGGCGATCGACGGTACGAACGTAACGTTCATGTTAGAATTTACTCCTATAAACGATAGAGTTCTTGTGTTCGTTAACGGTGTCCTACAAGAGAGAGACTCAGGTGGGGCAGATTTTTATCTAACTGGTAGAACGATAACATTCAATCGTGCCCCAAGATCTGGTTCAAAGATGTTGGCAACCTATAATAAAGCCTGATATTAGGCCTTTGGTTTTCTGCCTCTCTTTTTAGTAGAGTTTTCTTGGGTTGTTTGTGATGAACCAGCAGCCTTCTTCTTGCGTTCCATGATGTCCATGGCAGCTCTACCAATCTTAGTGTTTGGGTTCTTATCTGGTCTTACGGGCTGCTTCTTTTCCTGAACAGGTTCATCATCCTTAACTGGTGTCGCTTGTTTCGTTTCTGCTTTTTCTTCTTGTTGCTTTTGAACGTTTGTTAACGCAGATTCATGATTTGCTTTTATTGAAGAAAGTTTTTCAATGTCTTGCTTCAAAAAGATCATCTCTCCTTGTTTGGAGTAGAAGAGCCTTTCTGCATCCATGGCAACATTCTTTGCAAAAGCTGAAGTGCTGCGAAGAACTCCGTCTATCAGGTTTGCAACTTCTTGAGGAATTTTCTTTTGTGTTAAAAGCTCCACAAGCTCTTTCTTTTGTTTCTTGATGTGTTCTTCTACCTTAGCAATTGATTCCTTTGATCCAAGAACATAGCCATCAAGCCTTTTTATGTTTTCGATCATCGAATTTAGTGATGTCGTTTTATCACCGATAAGCTCTGTCAACAGTCTTGCCCTTGTTGTCAGTGTGCTGATGAAGTCTTTTTGATCTTTGTTGCTCATTGTTTATAATCTTTCAAGAAAATTTGATAATAAAATATTCAATAAGTACAATTAGGTAAATAAAAAGGGCCCAGAGTTTCCTCTGGGCCCCCGGCTAGTTAGTCTTAGCCTTTAAAAACTTAGCTTACGCTAAATTCATGCTGCGTTATGGAGAACAATGAAGAGACGATCATCTCCCGTTGTGTCCATTGAGAGGCGAATCTTGTCGACAGCTTGGATGCTGTAGTCAGCACCAAACGCGAGGCGAACGCCGTTGAGGTACACATCCATCGCAACCTTCTTGTCTGCATCTGTTACGATCTCTGCGCTGCGGAGTGAACCGATTGCGGAGAAATTGATGTCAGACCCTGCACCAACGGCTCCTGGCATTAGGGCATCTTGCTTGAAGTTACCACCGGATGCTGCGGAGACGAGGGCGGAGATGACGCTGACTGCGCCGAATTGTGCTTCGAATGCTGCCTGATCGCCTACTGATGCGAGGCTGAACTCCTCGGATCCTGCTGCGAGCTTGAGGTCGGAAGAAGCGGAAACTGCAAGGGAGGATCCATCCTTGAGGATAGAACCAACCATTGTACCTTCTTCTGAACCGATCTTGGCTTCGGACATCCAAGCTGGAATGAGATCAATTCCGGCCATTGAGCCTTCGCCGTCTGGACTACGATCGCTCTTACCAAAGATGACTTCACCTGCACCTGAGGATTGACCGATGACGAGATCCATCGCTGCACCTGCGCCCTCATGGAGAACGATACCGGAATCGGTGGTTCCTGCAGATCCTGTTGCGAGGTAGATGAATGCATCTTGAACGCGCATGTTCTGCGTGTCGATGTATGTCATCGAACCCTTGACCTGGAGGTTACCGTCGATTTGAGCATTGCCTGTTACATGGAGGCTTGCGAGTGTTGCATCAGCTGCGGAGAGGTCTCCGGTGATTGATGCGTCGCCTGAGATCGTGAGGTTTCCACCTGCAGAGATGTAGCCTGTGACGTCGACGTGGTCGAAGTCGGCTGCAAATGCTGAGATGTCTCCTGTGATTGTTGCATCGCCTGAAGCGCTGAGGTTACCAGTGATGGAGACGTTGTTTCCGAAGGATGCTGTTCCTGTTGTTGTGACTGAGGAGAGGGATGCATCAGCTGCGGAGAGGTTTCCACCGAAGGATGCTGTTCCTGATGTGGAGATGCTTGCGCCGCTAATTGCACCGGTCACGTCCACGTCGCCGGAGAATGAACCATCATCCGCAGAGATGTCTGCGAATGTGGATGCACCGGAAACGGAGAGTGTTCCTGTGAGTGAGCTGTTTCCTGCGACTGCGAGATCCGCATCGAGGGATGCATTTCCATCAACTTCGAGGTTGTCGTATGCGTGCACTGCACCATGGAGGTCAGAAGCTCCAGAAACATCGAGTGCTCCGTTGAAGTCAGCTGCACCTGAGAGTTCAAGTGTGCTGTACATCTTGACTGCACCGTGGAGGTCAGATGCTCCTGCAACGTCGAGTGCACCGTTGAAGTCAGCATCGCCTGCGAGCTCGAGGTCATCAGAAAGTGTTGCCTTTCCTGTTACTCCGAGTGTTGAGGAGAATGAAACTGCTCCGGTGACTGCGAGTTCTGCTGCGAAGGATGCGTTGCCTTCAACTGCGAGGGTGGAATCCATTGCCACAGATCCAGACACATTGAGTGCCTGTGCAAGGAATGAATCACCTGCAACATCGAGGTCTGACATAATTGCTGCATCACCCATGACTGCGAGGTCTGCTGCGAGGGATGCATCACCTGTGACTGAGAGGCCACCTGCGATAGAAGCATCATCCGCGAAGGATGCTGTGCCTGCCACTGAGAGCTCTGCGTCGAGTGTTGCATTTCCAACTGCATGGAAGGTGCCGCCGACAGATGCGTTTCCGCTGATGTCTGCTGCGCCTGTTGCGCTGAGGTCGCCGTCAACTGCGAGTTCAGATCCGTCGAAGGTGAGCTTGGACTCATCCTTGATGGAACCGTCTGCATCAACGATGTAGAGACGTTGTGCAACGTCGCCGTCAATTGCCATCTTGTTTGCGAAGATAGAACCAGAAGCGTCGATGTCGCCATCAACTGCGAGTTCAGATCCGTCGAAGGTGAGCTTGAGCTCGTCCTTGATGGATCCGTCTGCATCAACGATGTAGAGACGTTGTGCAACGTCACCGTCGATCTTGAAGGAAGCTGCCATCACGGAACCAGAAGCATCAACGTCGCCGTCGATTGCAAGCTCGGAACCGTCGAAGGTCATCTTGGACTCATCCTTGATTGAACCGTCTGCGTCGACGATGTAGAGACGTTGTGCAACGTCGCCGTCGATGCTGATCTTGTTTGCCGTTACATCGCCGTTGAAGTCTGCGATTCCTGCAACAGAGAGGTCACCTGCGAGTGCAGAGTCACCTGCAACTGAGAGGTCAGCGGAGAGAGTTGCATTTCCTGTCACGCTGAGCGTGGAGGAGAGGGATGCTGCTCCTGTGACGTCGAGCGTAGATGCCATGGAGACTGCTCCTGTCAAGGAGGATTCACCTGACACAGAGAGGTCAGCGGAGAGAGATGCATCTTCTGCGACTGAGAGGGAACCACGAACCTGTGTTTCCTTACCAGCTGCTGCAAGGTAAACTTCCTGTGCAACATCTAGTTGGCCGTTGAGGTCTGCGTTTCCGTCAGCGCGCAATGCGCCGTATGCGCGAACATCGCCGTGAAGGTCAGATGTTCCTGCAACGTCGAAGTTTCCGTCGACATCTGCTGCTCCGTCAACGTGAAGTGTGCTTGCGAAAGAAGCTGCACCTGCAACGTCGAAGGTTCCGCCGATTTCTGCATTGCCATCAACATCAAGTGCACCGTATGCATGAACATCGCCGTGAAGGTCAGATGCTCCTGCTACGTCAAGTGTGCCATTGAGGTCTGCATTTCCTGCCATGGAAACATCACCTTGGAATGCTGCATTCATGCCAGAAGCATGCATTGCTGCGTAGATGTCTGCGAGGTCTTGTGAACCGTCGAGACCATCGGTCCATGCCGATGTACCCATGATGTTTTTGACTTGTGTACGAAGTGAGTTGAGGTCGTCAGCAAGCGTACGGCTTGACTTGACGAGATCTGCATTTGAAACGTTGTCAGAGAGAGAAAGTGAACCACTGATTTGTGATTGTTGAATACGTGTAATAGCCATTGTTACCACCTTAAAAAGTTGGTCGTGTCTTGCGCAAAAACCTACACACCATGTGCGGTTTAACCGCGCAAAAATAAGTATTCATGTACGAATTGTGCTAGTGGTCTGGAGATGAAGTATTTGTCATAATTTTGTCATAATGTCACTTTTTTAGATTACAAGCTCAAGAGACCATTGCGACTAAAAAAACGTCAGCTTTGTCTTGCTGTTCAACCATATTTTTATTTAAGAGTCTAGCGTGTCAAAGGGCGCATACATATGACAACATTTTTATCGACAATCAATCCGACACCATTCGGGTTCTTCGATTCAGATTCAACGTTTCAATCTGAGGCTGATTCCATGGTCCTTTTTGTTAAGAGGAAATTGGGTGATGACGTTCTTAGCGTAGAATTAACGAAGAAAGAAATATGGACTTGCTTTGAAGAAGCATGTTGTGAATACAGCCGTCTCATTCATGAAATGAAGATTACTTCGGATCTTACAAACGTTTTAGGAATGCCAACTGGATCTACAGATTTGACCAATAGATACGCCAAACGTACTGTTGAGTATCTATTAAGAATGGCAGAACCGTATGCAACTGAAGCATACGTTGGAGGGTCGTACGACGCAACGTTAGGGTACGTTGAATTAGTTTCTGGGAAACAAGATTATAACATCTATTCAGATATAAAGGACAACACTAGCGGGTTAGGGATTTATGAGTCCATGGCTTCTGGATCAAAAGGAAAGTTAAAGATCGTAGAGATTTTTCACTTTGAACCGTTAGCTGCTCAACACTTTTTACTCAATGCTTCCAACGTTACCAATTTCTTGGCGACGAATTTTAATTATGAATCTTATGTTAACTCTACGGTGTTCTATGTCCTTCCAGTCTTCGAAGACATTCTTAGAAGAGGAATGTTAGAACAAGCATTTAGAGTTCGTCGTTCAAATTATAGCTATGAAGTATTAGGAGGAAATATTAGAATTTATCCTGTACCTGCTTCTGACCTACAAACAGGCCGTATGTATATCAAGGTGATGAAACCACAAAGTCCGTTGAATCCCACGTCTTATACGGACGATTCAATCTATGGAATATCCGGTCCTAGCAACATGCCATTTGGAAATATACCATTCTCAACGGTCAACCAACCAGGTCGTCAATGGATTAGACAATATACTTTGGCATTATGCAAAGAATTGTTGGGATTAATAAGGTCAAAATTTTCTTCTATTCCTATTCCAAACGCAGAGTTAACCTTAAATGGTTCTGAGTTAGTATCTCAAGCTAGGGATGATAAAGAAAAATTAACCACACAGATGAAGGACTTTTTAGCAAATCTGACTAATCAAAAGTTATTGGAGAATGATGCCATCGCAGCAGAGAATCTAAACAAACAACTAAGATACATTCCTATGCCTTTAGGCAAGGGAATTGTGATAGGATAATATGGCAAGGCTTTTTATTACTCAACGTGAGATCAATTTTATTTCTGATATCACAAAAGAGATAGTCAAGGATGTGGTTGGTCAAAAGATTTATTACTATCCAGTTTCTGAGACAAAAACAAAATCTCATGAAATATACGATGAAGCGTTGAAGAAAGTTTTTGATAATCCACTGATTATAGAAGCTTTAGTCAATAGTGAATTTCAAACAGAAACAAAAATTGATAAATTCGGGGTTGATGCAACATTTACTTTAGAAGTTTATGTTCAACATAGAGACATGATAGAAAAAGGAATCAATCCTGCTATTGGAGATTATTTTTCATTCGGTTCTATTTTTTATGAAATAACAGAATACAAATACATGCGTACGATTTACGGACAAGCAGAAAACATCGACGGCGTTTCCCTAATAGGAACTAGGGTTCGTGAGAGTCAATTTAAGGCACTCACAGCTGGACCAACTGACATCAAATACACGGATTCAGATTCAATTCAAGATACGTTCGTTCAGCAACGAGGCGTTACTGAAAATAAAGAAGGTCCAACTGCTGATACAAGAGATCTTGTTAAAAACGGTGTGCTGGATCCGCCAATTTCAGGACCCAAAGAGGTTTCTGATCTTGGGGATCCTACTGGAGCTGGTAACGCTTTTTATGACGAATGATGAGGTTATATTATGCCAACAAGATTTAATTCAAATAGCCAGCCTCAATTTGGTGTAATTGGCATTAATGCAAAAACGCATCAAGGTACACCTGATCTAACGATACCTCCAGTTGGTATTGAGGACGTCGACGTTGCTTTATTCAAATTATTTGAAAATGAAATTAAGTTACAGGTAGGCGGAGATAATGGCGATTTTAAAAAGGTTCCTGTCATCTTTGCAACTGGAGAGAAATGGGCTCTTTTAAAGAAGAAAAAAACGTTGAGAGATAAAAATAATTCGTTGATTCTTCCTTTATTGACAATTGCAAGAAACGCTGTGTCTCAAGATTTAAGTTCTGACATTGCTGGGAGAGGTATTAACCAGCAAACTGGAGAAATTATCATTCGTCGTCGCCTTGATAAGTCAGACAGAGGTTATCAAAATTTAATAAATCGTTTCTTGTTAAAGAATCAGAAAAATGTTGCAACAAATCCTGAATTGGATCATGTTGATGGTCAACTGTTAACTGATCGTTTGATCGGTGCAGATTCTTATGATTCTACTGTTCAAGACGGGGCATGGTTAGCTGACATTAAGAAAAATAACATTTATGAGACGATTGTTGTTCCATCACCTCAATTTTGCAATTTAAACTATGAAGTGACGATGTGGACTCAATATACGCAACACATGAATCAGTTATTAGAGCAAATCATATCTTCGTTTTTACCTCAAGGAAATGCTTGGAAATTAAATACCCCAAAGGGATATTGGTTTATAGCGACAGTTGATAACAATTCTTATAATCCTGAAACTAATTTCGAAGAAATTGGGCAACAAGAGAGAATAATCAAATACAAATTTAATATCACGGTTAAAGCTTATATTTTTGCTCCACAACATGCTGGAAATGGAATACCTGTTAAACGTTATGTTTCTTCACCTATCATAACGTTTGATACAACGTTAGAGCCAAATAAAGGTTTAAATTCTTCAATTTCTTTAAAACAAGATCCGTTTTTAGGATCTGATGATCCAACGTTGCCATTAAGCGATGAGAAGAACTCTAGAAATGATCAAAGAAGATCAGGGACTACTCTTTATCATCCCGTTGTAGACCCTATAACGTCAGAAGATCCAGCAACTTCTAATAGGTCATCGCAACATGCTCAACGTCTTTATTCAAAATCGAGTGATGGCGGTAAAACAGTTCAATATACTAGAATTTATAAAGTTAATGCATCTTCAGGAGAAACTATTATAAAACCTGCTTCACAAGTTCATTCCAATCCAAGCCCTATCGATGATGAATCTTTGCTTGGTGGAATCGTCTATTCTTCAGGCGACCTAGAATGATATTTGAAATTTTTGGTTTTTTTCAAATACTTATATGAAAGTTTTTGTGTTGCTAATGAAGGAGCAAGGATAATGTCTGAGCAGGTTTTTAGGTCTCCTAATTTTTTTGAGCGTGAAATTGAATTAAAAGCACCACCGGCAACAGGTCCGGTTGGCGTACCAGCAGGAGTCATTGGCATGGCGAATAAAGGCCCTGCATTTGTACCTGTCACGGTTGCAAGCTTTAATGAATTTATAAGTATCTTTGGCAATCTTGATCCAAAGAAGTTTGGTCCTTATGCTGTTAATGAGTTCTTAAAGAATAGAACAGCATTGACTTATATGAGAGTTTTAGGCGCCGGCGCAAATAGAACTGCACTTGATATTTCCAATACGACATCCACCGGCCGCGTTAAAAATGCTGGTTTTAAGCTTGAAGGAACCGTGTCCCCTCATGATTCGCGAGGCCGTCATGATGGAACAGCACAGTTCCTCGTCGCTGATCATACCCTTCAAGCGAATGAAGCGTATGGTATGCCAATGTTTACTGACAACAACTCACGAACTCAAGCAAGTAATGTTTCTCTTGTTCGTGGCGTTGTAATGATGGCTTCTGGAGCAAGAATGTTGGTTCTTGATGGAAATCAACAAGTTGGCTCAACGTTTAGTGGTGCCACAACGATTGATGATGCAGCTTTAGTTAAGTCAGGAAAGTTTAAACTTATCATTTCTTCTGCTTTAGGTTCTGCTTTCTCTTTTGATGATAAGGTTTCTGGAATCAAAATATACACGGCATCGATGAACCCAAGCAACGATGATTATTTCGGAAAGATCCTCAATAAAGATCCTGAGAAGTTCGAACAATATCAACATCTTTTATATTCTGATTTTGCTGTTGATGATGAAGTTGCATCAGTTCTTAACGATGATTACGTTGCAATTCTTTCAGGATCTTCTCTAACAAGCAACGTTTCTGGGGAGCCAACAACCACATTCCGTAATGCATTTGGTGGATTTGATACTCGTTTTACAGCTCCTAAGACAACTAATTTCATTTCGCAGCCCTTCGGCGCGACTGAATATGATCTATTTTCCGTCGAATCTTTAGACGATGGAGCATATGCAAACAGCCTCTACAAAGTTTCAATTTCAAACCTTAAGGTTTCTGAGAATGAAGCTTATGAGTACGGAACATTTAACCTTCAAATCCGTGATTGGAATGATTCTGATATAAATCCAATGGTTTTGGAAGAGTTTGTAAACTGTTCTTTAGATCCATCATCCGACAATTACGTCGGGAAGTTAGTAGGCGATCGCAAAGTAACTTATGACTTTGATCAAGACGTAGTCTCCGAACGCAGAATCATTACAACAGGCAAATACGACAACGTTTCAAAATACGTTAGAGTCATCTTGTCTTCTGCTGTTGAAGATAAGAAAATTCCTGCAAGATCTTTGCCATTTGGATTTAGAGGTCCAGAGCTTCTTAAAACAAATGACTCATTAACTGATGGTGCTACTGGAGCTAAGAGACTAGGCGGATTATTTACAGTTGATGCATCAGGGATTTTGTCACAGTCAATACTTCCTCCTGTTCCATTCCGCTTTAAAGTGACTAAGGGAGCAATAACAACACCAGCATGGGACGGTGATCCTGGACCACAAGAGATTGCTTCTCCTCAGTTTTATTGGGGCGTTAAGTTTGAAAGAAATGATTCGCCTCTTAATGCTAACCTTTCAGAAGTCAAGAATCCTCTTCTTGAGAGTTTCACAAAGTTTGCAGGCATAAAGAAGCTTGATGTTCTTTTAACTGGATCTGGTGCAGACACATTCAACAACAACAAGTTTTCTCTTTCTAAGGTTGCTCTTTCTGCTGGTACGATCGCAGGTCTGACTGGAACTGTTAGAGCTCATATGAAGGAAGCTGCATACATTAGAAACGCAAACGTTGATCAAACAACTTATACGATCAATGATCCTGTTCTAGGCAATCGTATAACCTTTGCATCTTTGCTATCAAATGGAGAACCATACCAGTTCAACAAATATTCATCATTTGCTAAGTTCACAACTTTCATGCAAGGTGGATTCGATGGTCTTAATAGCCTGGATTCAGCTGCATCAAGAATGAATGATAAGGCAACATCATTTGAGACACCACTTGGAGGAGCATCTTCGACGTTCGTCTCTCCAGGTATGTTAACAAACCTTGCAGGAGTTGGGGTTGATAACAATGCCGTCAATTCTTACCTAACTGCAGTTGACGTCATGACAGATCCACTTCAGGTTAACGTCAATCTCTTGGCACTTCCTGGAATTCGTGAGGATTACATCACAAACTACACAGCCAAGAAGGTTCGTGATTACGGCCTTTCAATGTATGTAATGGATCTTCCAAACTACGATGACAACAATGATCGTATCTACGATGATTCTACTAACAGAATTAACATTGAGAACACTGCATCGACATTTGAAGGAAGAACTTTCGATAACAACTATGTTGCAACATATTTCCCGAACGTCTTTATCAACGATGCAACAAACAGCAGATACGTTAAGGTTCCATCTTCAGTCGCAGCACTTGGCGCATTAGGCTTCAATGACAAGGTTGCATATCCTTGGTTTGCTCCAGCAGGTTTCAATAGAGCTGCGCTTGACTTCGTCAACAATGTCGAAGTTAGATTGAACGTGTCTGATCGTGATCGTCTATACGATGCAAGAATCAATCCAATCGCAACGTTCCCACGTCTAGGTTTCGTGATCTATGGACAAAAGACCTTACAGATCAGGAAGTCAGCGTTGGATCGTGTTAATGTCCGCCGCCTCCTTCTCGAGGTGAAGAGACTAATTATCAACATCGCAAACAGGGTTGTGTTTGAACAGAACACACCAGCAGTTCGTAACAAGTTCGTTGCTGATTCTATCCTTCAGCTTGGTCTCATACAGGCTCAGGCAGGAATCGAGGCCTACCAGGTCGTGATGAATGAAACGAACAACACTCAAGAGGATGTTGATCTAAACCGCCTGAATGGTAGAATCGTTGTGGTTCCAACCAGGGCAATTGAATTCATAGCTATCGACTTTATCGTTACAAACTCTGGTGTCCAGTTCGTTTGATACCGAAAAATTCGAAGGTAAACTTATACTTATCAAGCAAATCGTAGGAGCGAGATAAATGGCACAGCTCAAGTTTGGAAGCGCAGGCGTAACGACAAGAGAGATTGATTTAACTGGACCAACGGAAACAGGTCCGACA